TGATGTGTGCTGGCAATCAGCTGAAGGCGTGGCCGTGGGGAGAGTTTCGCAAGCGCTATGCCTTCGATAGCGGCCAAGAGAGCCCCGGCGCGATCACCCGTAAGCCTGACGGCACAATCATCCTGGACGCCTCGCCTGCAGCCGAAAACCAGCCGCTGACCTTTGAGTATTGGCGCACCCCGCAAGTGCTGACGGAAGGCGGCGATGTTCCTCGGTTGCCGGAGCGCTATCACATGGTGATCGTCTACCGGGCCATGCTGTATTACGCGCTTTATGAGAACGCCCCCGAAGTAGCCCAGGCCGCACGAAATGGCGAATCCACCATTCTCACCGAGATGGAGAAGCTTGAGTTGCCGGCCATGGATATTTTCGGAGGCCCAGTAGCATGACCCGCACCGCCTATGTCCGCCTTGGCGGCGGCCTCGACCTGATCACGCCCACCCGGCAGATGGCCCCAGGCGCAGCACTGTCTGCCGTGAACTATGAGTGCCCGGTAACCGGTGGCTATCGGCGCATTGATGGGTATCAGAAGCTGGGCCCGGAAGTGCCCGGGCAGGGCTCCATTCTTGGTGTGGCCACCTTCTACGACCGTCAGTACGCCATTCGGGAAGATGCCACCGCAGGCGCCGCCACCCTGTACCGATTGAGCCTGGACGCCACAACCTGGGAAGTCATTGGCACCGGTGGCGAGCTTGAAGCCGCTCGGCATGAGTTTGACGAGGGCAACCCCTACGCAACGGATGCCGGGAATGCGCTGTATGGCGTAGCTGGAGGCAAGCCGTTCGAGCTGGCCCAGGACGGCACGTTGACGATTCTGGCGGATGCGCCCGCCGGGGCAACGATGATCGCCCTTCACCAGAACCACCTGTTTCTGGGGTTCCCGGCCGGCAGCATGCAGCACTCCAACATCGGAGACCCGTCAGGATGGGATGCCAGCACCGGCGGGGCCGGAGAAGTGGGTGTAGGCCAAAAGTTGACGGGCATGGTGCGTGGCGTTGGCGGCGTCTTGCACGTGTTAACCCGGGACAGCGTTCAAACGCTTCGAGGCACCAGTAGCGCCAACTTTACGCTTGAGGTGACCGCGCCTGGTATTGGCGCACGAAGCTACTCCGCTCAGTCGCTGCTCATGCCGTATTTTGTCACGGAGCGGGGCATTACCACGCTGCAAGCTGCCCAAGAGTTTGGCGACTTCACGGCGCTTCAGCCCGGCGCCCCGGTTGAGCCTCTATTTTCGGCAGGCGGGCTATCTGATCGAGTGGTGGCCAGCTCTGTATCCCGCACAAAGGCCCAATACCGCGTCTTCTTCGACAACGGTAGCGGCTTCTACCTGAGCCCCAACGGCATCACCCAGGTCAACTTCCCTGATCAGGTGGCCGTAACCCATGCAGCCGAATTGTCCACCGGCGAAGAATACCTGCTGTTCGGTGACAACAAGGGCTTCGTGTATCGCCTGGACAGCGGCGCCAGCTTCAATGGCGAACCGGTGCGAGCCTACCTGACGCTGGCCTACACCGACCTCAAAAGCCCGGCCACCCGCAAGCGATTCCGTCGAGCCTTCTTCGATGTCCGGTCCGGTAGCGATGCCAGCATTTGGGCGCTGCCAGACTTCGACTACGGCAGCACAGAAACGGCAGCACCTCGCCGGCAAAGCATTGATTTTATGCTCGGCGGTGGACTCTGGAATGCGGCTAACTGGAACGAATTCCGCTGGTCCGTTCCATTCATGGGCCAGGAGCCACTGGACATAACCGGCACCGGAACCGCTATCAACTTCGCCATTTACTCAGAATCCAGCGACGAGCCGCACGAGCTGCTGGGTTATGACCTGCACTTCGATACCAGGAGAAATCGCCGTGGCTGAAAAATATTACGACAACTCTGACCCGGGGCAGCGCTTTCAGCCGGGAACGACCGCTGACGCCCTGGCCGTTGATGAAAAGTTCGATCAGGTTGAAGCTGGCTTGGCATCCGCAGAGCAGGACACTCGGCGCTCCCTGAAATTCCCCTTTGAGCAGGGTATGCCCAGCCAAGAGTTCGACGCCACCGCGTTGCAGCGCCGCAACCGCGTTTTGGGCTTCGATGCAGAAGGCAACCTGGCACTGGTTTCTGGCTTTTTCAATCGGGGCGACTGGCAGCCCAATACCGACTACTTCCTGAATGACGTAGTGCGCGACCCGGACACCACCAACCTGTACGTGCTGATCCTTACCAAGCACACCTCAGGCACTACGCCCGCTTTTGATGACGAGACCATCTGGTACCTGGCCATTGACGCCAACACCGTGCGCGTGGCGCGAAACGAGGCACTGGCTGCTCGCGACAACGCCAGGAAGTGGGCCACCGATTTGACTGTAGTAGCCGACGGCCTCCGGGGAGCGCGCTACTACGCCCTGTCAGCACGAGGCGATGAGCAGGCCGTCAGCGCCTATCGAGATGAAACCCTGGCGGCGAAAACCCGGGTAGAGCAACTGGAGCAAAGCGCTACCGGTGCAGAATCAACCGCCTTGCAGGCCGCTTCTGATGCCAGCGACTCCGCACAAGCGGCAGCCACCAGCGAAACCAACATTCAGGGCGTTGAGCAGGCCGTAAACGATACAGCCGTGCAGGTGAGTGCCGACGCCCAGACAGCCAGCAATGCCGCCGATGGCGCCGCCCTGGTAGCCCAGAACATCAACGACACCACCACCATGGACTTTCTCAATTTCGAGCTGAGCGGCCCGGACCTGATTGCACATTTCGCCGGGTACTCCGATGCCAGCAATTTCACTGTTAACGCCGCCGGCGAACTGGAGGTAACCCTGTAATGCCAACTCTCAATCTTGGCCGTGTCCGATTCAACTGGAAGGGCGCCTATGATCCGCTTGAGGCCTACGTCGAATACGACTGCGTAGAAGATGATGGGCAATCCTACGTCTGCATTGCACCGGTGACCGGCACCGGCCCCAACGACGCCGGCGCCAGCACGTACTGGGAGTCGATGCTTGTGCGCAGTGCTGACTACAATCAGGCCCGCGATGACGCCATTGCGGCAGCCAGTAGCGCCGAAACCAGCGCGACCGAAGCAGGCAATAGCGCCACTGCTGCAAGTGACTCAGAGACAGCGGCTGGCAACTCGGAAACCAAAGCGGAGCAGTGGGCCGAAGAAGCGGAAGACGTTGAAGTTGAGACTGGCAAGTTCTCAGCCAAACACTGGGCCACAAAGGCACAAAACTTCGGCGATCCGAACCTGCTTTCTGTCACCGCCGACCAAACGGCAGACGAGCGCCAGCTGAAAGACTGGATGGCTCAGTTGCTGACTACGCAACAGACCGCAAACAGCTATCAAGACCAGATAGATGATGCCAACAACACGGCAGATTCGGCCCTCAGCACGTCGCAACAAAACGCCAGCGACATAGGCGATAACGCCACGGCCATTTCCGCCAATCAAGCCGCAATTAACAACCTCAAATCCCTGACAGGCACTGCGTTCTGGAAGGCTGATGGCTCTCAGTCAGCCTGGACCACCCCCACAGCCACCACCGTAGAGACGGCCAGCGCCATTACCGCTGTAGTCGATGGCCTTTTTGTGCAAGTGGCTGCCGGCTCTGTAGTTGCGCTCCCGACACTCTCACCGGGTACCGATTACTTCATCTATCTGGCCAGTGACGGCAGCCTCCAGGCCGTGGATGCAGATGTAGCGCCGCCGGCTGGTGAGCGCCTTGTTGGTGGCTTTCATTGCCGGGCCGGTGATGGTGAGATCAACCCGTACAGCTTCTGGGATCTTAACTGGCGCCCACGCAGCTACCCCCGCGCCATGACGCTCTCAATCGACGGACGCGTGTGGTTCGATATCTACCTGATGGATCACGAATACACGCTTTACGGCTATTCCCGGAACGGCGTACAGATTGCCGACGATGGCAACCGGCCGATCATTCCGGACATCTTCGGCGGTGACGGCACAACCCGTTACGGCTCTGCGAGCTGGTGGTCATTCAATGATGTGCTGAATGCTCACGGCAAACGCTACCCCTTCTATCAGGAATTCACCGCCGGCGCCTATGGCGTCGTTGAGCGTCAGGCAGTCGGCACCGATCCGGTCACCACCCAGCACCAGGCCGGCCACCGTTCGGTTTGCGGCTGTGAGCAGATTACCGGCGTCATGTGGCAGTGGGGTTCGGATATTACTGGTTATGGGTCTGGCTGGATTAATGTCGCTGACGGTCGTGGCGATGTCTACGCATCGTGGATCCGCTCGCCGCTGATCGGCGCGTACTGGGACGACGGCTCCTACGCTGGCTCTCGGGCCTCGTACTGGGTCAACTCGCCGTCCAACTCCCACAGCGGCATCAGCGCTCGCGGCGTCAGTGACCACCTGAACCTGCAAGCGGAGCGATAGCGACGCATGACGAAGCCGGCACCCAGGACAGAGGGATTGGCCATTGTTGAAAAATACGATGCTGCTTTCCTCTACCTCTACAACATAACCAGGAACATGCCTCGAAAGCATGGCGTATTCAGGGATGAGCTCCTCGGGTGCATGCTTCGGGTTCCGAGGCTGCTCTATGTGGCTGCGAAGTCGGGCCAGATAAACCGCATCCGTGAGGCGGATGCAGAGCTTGCCTTCTTGAGGTGGCTTCTCAGGGAGGCAAAGCACGAAGAAATGAAACTTATCACGCTTCGACAGCACGAGACCGCAGGGGTTTTGCTGGCGAAGGTGGGCAGTATGTTAGGTGACTGGATTAACAAAAAATCCGGCGCCAAGCATGGGTAGTGCACGGAATGCTCGCCGCTATTCGGCGCGAACTGGAACAACGGCTCCTACGCTGGCTCTCGGGCCTCGAACTGGAACAACTCGCCGTCCAACTCCAACAGCAACATCAGCGCTCGCGGCGTCAGTGACGACAGGCAACATCACCCGCCGGTACGGTTACGGCCTGCCGGGGCGACCTCTAAACCGTGGTCAGCTGTGCCCTGCCTCCTTCGGGAAACACACAGCAGGGTTCGCAAAACAGGGCGTAGTGAGGCGCAAGCCAACATCGAGACCTGCGTGCGGCAATTTTTACAATCGGCTGGATGCCGACCAAGGAAAGGAACAAGCAGTAATGGGGCAAAAGCACA